AGCGCTGTTTTTCGCCGTGAATCCACCTGTGACAATCCGGGCAAACCAGAATCCACAGGCCAAGAGCTTTGCTTTTTGCCCGGTTCTGGCCGTAAAGCACTTCATGCCGTACCAGATCATGGCCGTTCATGCAGCAGTAACACTGTGGGTGGCCGAACGTGTCTTTCTGGTTTGGCATGATGGACGGTGCATAGCCGTTGGAATCAAGCACAACTCCGAATTCGTTTTTCATTCGCCGGTCAGTCCTTTCAGCTTTGCAATTTCGTCCGGTGTCATTGTGGGGATTCCCTGCTGCTGGCACTCCTGCACAATCAGTTCCAACAGGCGGTGCATCTGCTTGCTGTCGTATACGCTGGAACCATACCAGCATTGCAGAGTGCAAAACGTGCCGTTTGGTGTAGGCATGGTGTCCAGCAAAACAACCTGCCAGCCCTGCCCCTGACTTTCCCATCCGCGCTTAAAGGTTTCTATTGCTTCCTGCTTGATGGTGACGATATCGCTTGCACCTGCAACATCCCGCACAAGGTCGCGATAAATCTCAACAGCAGGCTTTTTCAGCTTTTCGGAAAGCTGGTTCAGCAGCGTCCACGCATAAGCGTTAGAAGTCAGGCTGCGCTTTTTCCGTACCTCGCCAAAAACACCTGCAAACAGCTTGCTGGGGCCGGATTTGACTTCGTTCGCAAAGTTCTGCGCTTCTTCCATGTCTGGCTTGCTTTTAAGACGAAGCATCAAAATCTCACCCATCAAGGTAGCATCCGCGATGTTGATTGTATGGCTCATTTTCTGCGCTCAAACTCCTTTGCAACGCTGCGCCAGTCATCGGTGGTGAAGTCCTTATAGGCTTTGCCGATGAAGGTTCGCGCTTCCTCGTTGACGGCCTTGTTGTCTTTGCCTGTGCGCTGGGCGTAACCTTTCAGCGCGTTCAAAGCCAAGTCCTTCACGGCTTGCAGAGTGACTTCCGGTGTAGCTGTAACTTTCTGCGGTTCTTCTTCGTACCGTTCCTTAAATTCATCCGCTTCACTGTCGGAGTAAATGCCATCAAATGCCAGCTTGCAGATTTTAAGGACAGTGCGATCAAACAGCCGCTTATAAGCCATCGCGTAAGGATAAGCATTCTTGCAATTCGTTGATGACGCTTCACCAACCTCATAAATGCCTTGTGCTTTATTTATGTAGGTGTACACAAGCGAATTGCCGTATCCTGACTTGTCAACAGACACGCACTCAGGGTTGAATTTGTCCTTCTCCGGCATATTGTCGTTGATTTTAAGACAAGCATTGTGGTTGATAATCAGGCCTGTGTACGCCATCTTCCCGGATTTGGTTTCGTTCATGAGAATCCAAAAATCAGATTCTTTAAGGTATGGGCGGTCTGCAATCGCCTTTAACGCTTTATCACGGCTTGCAATATATTTGGGGGTCTGCATAACGGGAATCTCCTGCCGAGATTTAGTAGAATACTCCGTTTTCTTCTCATTAAACATCAGATAGCTTCTCCTTCCAGATTTGGAGTGCTCATGCCTTTTCCTCCCTTTTCACAGTCCCGTTCACCGTCAACTTTTCAGCCTTTCTGGTGAACGTGATATTCAGTGTTCCGCACGTTTCAATGCCGAGATTTTCTTCCTTTTTCAGGCTTTTCATCATCTCGTAGATTAGTTTTTCAATGCCATAGGTTTGCCCATCAACACAGATGGTTGCAAAGTTTTCCGAGCAGTAAAGGCTTCCTGTGGCTTCAATTCTATAGTTCTTCAGTTCCATCGTTATCCTCCCTTACCGTGCTATCAATGCACGTTTCGCCCCAAATGCAATCCTCGCACATAATGGGGTGGCCGTATTCGTCAGCCGCGCCGCAGCCGGGAAAATCAAGCTCGATCATTGTTTGCTTTCTCCAATTCATCAAGTCGTTTTGCCATACCGCTCATTGCAGCGCGGTAGGCGGCGCAGATCTGGTCGTATTTCCATCGTTCGCTGTTGTTCGTGTCCAGAATTGCGATTTGGACAGTTTCAAAAAACACCTGGTATTTTTGCGGGTCATTGTATTCAAATGCCATCTCAATCTCAAAAGGGTTCATGCCAATACCTCCCGCAGCGTAATAGCGGCCCATCCGCCCAGCAGGCAGGCAATAAGCCCAGCCAAAGATGCGACCCCGCCGCCCTGGGCAAGGCCAGCAGCGGCGCAAATGGTGCCGATTGCGCAACCCAGCATGGTAAAGTTTGCAAAGCACTTGCAAACCGGAACAATATGGGCTAAAATGGACTTGTGGAACCGGAAAATTTCACGTTTTTTGCCGTTCAGTGTATTGCAGTACACCGGGCGGCTCTTTTTGTTTGCAGTCATGTTAGTGTCCTTTCTTGTTGTTTCCGCCTTTCCAACGCTTGTGTGTCGGAAATCAGCAGATAAGGCTTGCAATTTGTTCAACGGTTAAATCACGGAAGCTACCGTAATGCTGCCATACCCAGCCACGAGATTTGCCAAGAAGCTTAGCAACCTTTGTGGGGCCAAACAACAGTTGGCCGGGGTAAAGTTCAGCAGCGCGGGCGCGGATGCCAACAAGGGTTTCTTGGTAATGGGGCTTTTCACGGGGCATATGCTCCCCTCCTTTCAAAACCTCACGGCGCCCATAATGCTGATTGCAAGGGCCAGAACGGATAAGAGAAACGCCGCATCTTCCTTACTCATGCGTTTCACTCCTTTTCTTCAAATCGGACAAATTAAAGTGGCCGGTTGTGATGTGCATGTTGTTCGGGTCACCAAGGACAGTTTCGTTTTTTACGTCCTTGAACGTAACTTCCGGCGGAATCTTGATGTCGGGACCGTTTTTGAGTTCAAAGCCTTCGGCGGTCTGGGTTACGGTCGTGCTGCCCATGCGGATTGTGATTTTTTCGTTGTTCATGTGGAATACCTCCTTTTAGCGATGCTGCATAAGCCAGCGTTCAATTTTTTCACAGATATGACAAGTATTGTCAAGAAAATTGATTTTCTGCTCTGTAATGAGTATCTTGATAACAAGAATTAAGAGTTCCATTGTTCTGTGGTAAATTCTTTTGCTCCCTTCAATATCACGGAAAGCGCACCACGCAGACTTTTCAGCGCTTCCAGATCAGCTTACGGAATCTTGATGTCGGGGCCGACTTTCAGGTCAATCTCATGTATGGTCTGGGTAACAGTGGTATCCCCAAAACTGGTTACGGTTTTATCGTTCATATGTTTCTCTCCTTTCACAAAGCTTTCAAACACAGCAGCCGGAAGGTTTCGCGGCCTTTAGGGGTTACTAGGGTTTGGATGCCGCTCCAGTTGGTCTTTTCGTTGTAACATTCCTTGACTTCAAACAAGCCATCACTGCGGTCTGCATACGGCATGAGCTTGCCGCGCTGGTTGCGGAAAATGTACTTCTTGTCAATCAGGAAGCGGATAAAAGCCTTTTCGCTGATTCCAAGCTCTTTTGCGGTCTCGCGGAAATTGGTGAGTGTATTTCGGTCTACCAGCTCGTCAAAATATTGAGCTTTCGGCAACATGATAGTGTTCTGAACTGTAAGTTCCGAAATTCTGGCTTCCCGTTCAGCCAACGTTTTGTTGGCAACCAGTAGGGCCTTTGCCATCAATTCCTCCGGCGAAAGCTGTTCCTGCCCGGCAATGTAACCACCGTTCTTGCGGATGCTTGGCAAAACTTCACTCGTGACCCATTTGCGGAACGGTTTAGCTTCTGGTTTGTCACTGCGCAGGATGACGCTGTACAGGCCAGATTCGTTGATGACTGTGGTTTCCTGCTTACGGCCAATGGAATCGGTGAGGTAAGTCTGGCTTACCTCATCTCTATCAAGCCGCTGTGCTGTCACCTTGTGATTAGAAAGCCCCAGTACCCCGCACACATCTTTCAACACAAACCACGGTTCGCCGTTCATCTCTACCGTGCGCACATCGTTGTTTTCGTACTTGAAAATTTGTATGTTGTTCATTGTTCACCTCCACACTCATCAGAAAAATGCAGCTCCATCAAGTCGGCAATTGCGAGATATTCTTTGGCGTATTTGCTATCGCCGTGGGTTTTCTTGACAATCTCACGGAACTGCGCCAAATCACCATAAAAGCAACCACACTGTATGCGGAGAATTTTATCCTTGCAGCGGAAAAATGTGGTCGCGCGGAAATATCGGCCGAAGCCTGTAACGACAGCGTAGTCCGCATTG